TCAGCTCAGTCTCGCTCTCATCAACATTTGATGTCGTAGAAACAACAGCATTTTCATCATCAGCAACAAAGACTCGCGTGGCAGGTCTTGCAGACAATTCAATCACTCTTGAATTTCATCAGGATTATGCAACAGGCGAAGTTGAACAAACAATTTACCCATTACTTGGAACAGTTGCAGCAGTAGTTGTCAAGCCAAATGGCGGAACAACAAGCGCATTCAATCCTTCATATACCTGTAACGCGGTAATTTCAGAATGGACTCCATTAAACGGAGCTGTTGGCGAACTAGCCACAGCAAGTGTTTCTTGGCCTGTAACCGGCGCAATCACTAAGGCGGTTGCATAATGGCTAGAATCGTTCTCACAAACGCTTATGTTCTTTTCGGATCAACCGATTTGAGCGACCATATTAGTTCAATCTCATTGAGTTCGACTTATGACATCGTTGAGACCACGGCGTTCGGACAAACTTCAAAGACTCGTGTTGCAGGTCTTGCAGATAACTCAGTCACTCTTGAATTTCATCAGGACTATGCAACTTCAAGCGTGGAGCAAACAATTTATCCAACGCTTGGAACAGCAGTTACAATTGCAGTCAAGCCTGTCAATGGAACAACAACTGTCCTCAATCCGCAGTACAGTTTTTCTGCGGTTGTGTCAGAATGGACTCCATTGAATGGTGCTGTCGGCGAGTTAGCAACTGCAAGTGTGTCGTGGCCTATTAGCGGCGCAATTTCAAAGACAACAACATAAAAAACTAAGGGGGAAATAAAATGGATGGATTATTCATAAAGGTAAAAACAAACGATGGGACAGATGCAACTTTCCCGTTGCGCCCAAGAATCATCGTTGACTTTGAGCAAAAGTATGGAAAAGGACTTGCAAAGTTAATTGGGGAAGAACAAAAGCTAGAGCATATCTATTATTTGGGTTGGCTCGCGCTTAGATCAAACGGAAAAGTTGTGAAGCCTTTCGGCCCCGATTTCTTAGATACATTGGAAGCAGTATCTTTGGACACAGACCCAAATTCCGAATCCACAGAGACAGCCTGACCTATTCAATAGCAGCAGTTTCTGTGGAGACAGGCATATCTCCAATTGATTTGCTTGATGCTCCCGATGGCATACTTGAAGCAATAGTCATATACATGAAAGAACGAGCGAAGGCGCGAAGCAAGTAATGGCGGAAATCAATTACAAAGTTGTGATGCAAGGTTTGACCGAAAACATCATCGCTCTTGAACGCTTCGCGCCTGACCTCAAAAGAGAATTGAACAAAGAAGTTCGAGGCATTCTTGCACCGATTGTTCAAGAGGCAAAAGGATATCTTCCAAGCAACGGTGAGATTCATCCTTCAGGATGGCAAAAAGGTGGATTCAAAAGATTCAATGGAATCGGCCCACTAGCTCAAGATCAAACTCGTGGATTTATTGCCTATGATGCCGAACGAGCAAAGTCAGGAATCAAGCAAACTGCCGCGACTTCTAAAAAGAACGGCACAGGATTCAGCAACACTTATGGAGTTGTTCAACGCGACCCAGGTGGAGCAATCTTTGAAACGGCAGGTCGCGGAAGTTCGGCATCTCGTTCACGAAGCAGAACAAGCCGTTCACGAAATCCACAGGCTTCACAACACTTTATCGGTGTGATTCAAAGAGAGCATGGCGTATTGCCAACTGCTCGCGGTGAAGGTAAAGATAAAGGTCGCGCACTTATTCGCGCAGTTGATAACAACAGATACAAAGCATTGAATGCAATTCGTGAAGCAGTTGATAAAGCATCATCAAAAGCACAGCAACGAGTTGATTCCATTGTCAATCAGAGAGAGGTGTAAATCGTGGCAATTGTCGAGCGCATAATCACCGTCTATAATGACAAAGGTTCAAAGCAAGCGGTCAAAGACCTTTCGGGTCTTGAGAAAAAATTCGCTAATGCAGGAAAAAAGATTGCAAAAGCATTTGCAGTTGCAGCCGTAGCAGTTGGTGCTTTTGCGGTCAAACTCGGAGTTGATTCCGTCAAAGCTGCAATTGCAGATGAAAAATCACAGGCACTTCTTGCCAACTCTTTGCGTAATACAACAGGGGCAACCGATGCAGCGATTGCAGCCACAGAAGCCTACATCGATCAGATGCAGAGAACTTTCGGTGTGGTTGATGATGAACTTCGCCCGGCTCTAGGAAAACTCGCCAGCGTAACGGGATCAATCACCGATGCTCAAAAACTTCTAGGTCTTGCACTTGATGTTTCAGCCGGTGGAACCGTTGATTTAAGTTCAGCAACAAATGCCGTCACAAAGGCATTGCGTGGCAATTATAAAGCACTTGAAAATCTAGGCGTTCCAATTACGGCTGCAATGAAAAAGTCTAAAGACCTCAATGCCGTTCTAGAAGTAACAGCCAAGACTTTTGCAGGAGCAGCAGCAGCGCGAGCAAATACTTTTGAATTCAGAATGACTCGCCTGACCATTGCTTTGGATGAAGCAAAGGAAACACTAGGCGCAGCACTCTTGCCTACCCTTGAACAGTTATTCACCACGCTCACAACTAAAGTGATCCCAGCAGTTCAGCAATTCCTTGATGAGAATGGCAATAAACTTGTTGCAGCGTTCCAAGCAGCAATCAAAGCTGTTGTTGGTTTTGGTTATGTAGTTTTCAAAGTTTTCCAATTTGTCGCAAAAAACAAGAATGTGTTCATAACACTTGGTGCAATCATCGCCGCTACATTTGTGGCAGGTAAAGTGATTGCATTTGTGACAGCAATTGGCAAATTAGTTGCTGCATATAAAGCAATCAGAGCAGCAGCCATTGGCGCAGCAGCAGCGCAGGCAGCAGCAACAGGCGGTCTTTCAGTCGCAGCAGCAGCAGCCGGAGTCGCAGCCTTTGCCGCAACACTTGGCGGACTTTATTTAGCAGTCAAAACCGCAAACAATTCGATGGATGGTCTTGAGCAAACAGGCGAAGATTTAGAATTCTCATTTGATGGGTTAAACGATAAGACAGAAGGATTCCTCAAAAATCTTAAAGGTCTCAATGTTGACTTGGCAAATGGAGTCAAAAAGACAAAAGAGCAAATTGCAGCAGATAAATTACTTGCAAAAACAAAAGCAACTCTTGCGGCTTTAGCAAAATTGGGTGTTGTGCCGACAACTGAAAAAGACCCAATTCAGCTTGAAGCAGCACGCCTGAATCTTCTCAAGCAAAACAATCTAGAAGAGCAACGCCGACTTGCAGCCATCGTGGAAAATATGAAGGCGCAATTGATGGCTAATGAAGCAGTTCAGCGATATGTTGACTTGCTCGGAGTCGTTGCCGATCAAACTATTTCAGATCAAGAAGTCATCCTTCTTGCTGCTAAATGGGGAATCAGCACAGAATCCGTTGTCGCTTACACAACCGCTATCTTTGCAGTCAATGATGCAACCCTTTCAACAGATGAAATTGACCTGCTTGCAAAGCAATGGGGAGTCACTAAGCAACAAGCAGAGATGTATCTTGACTTCTTCAAAGCGATCAATGATGGCAAACTAGATCAGACCGAAGTCAATGCTTTGATGGATAAGTGGAAACTGACTAGCAAAGAAGTTTCAGAATATGCAACAAAAATTGCCGCAGGTGTAGTTCCATCAACATTGTGGCCAACCCCTGGAAACCAGGCAGCGCAATCTTGGCGTGATGCACTTGCAGCTTTGAATGCCTACCTTGCAGCAGCAGGAGTCAAACTTTCTCCAACAGCACCAACAACACCAACAACACCAACAGTTCCTACTGTTCCAGGTGGTGGTGGCCCTATTATGGGTAAAGCAGCCATTGAAGCATTGACACCAGCACAGGCAGAAAAAATCCTTTCAACAATGCCATCTAGTGTTGCAACAACATTGACTCCGGCACAAATCTCTGGAATGCGTTATGCAGCACAAGCAGCAGCGCAAGCAGAAGCCCAACAGAAGATGATTGATTCAATTGCCCTTACTGATCCAACTGCCCAAGCATCCCTTCAATCAGGGCTTGCAGGTGGAGCATCACTTAGCGCAGCCATTTCAGGCTCAAGGTATGCAGCTCAAGCGGCAGCACAATACGGTGCAGGAACAACTGTCAATGTAACAGTTCAAGGAAGCGTGACAACTGAGAACGATTTAGTTGCATCAATTCGAAACGGATTGCTTCAAGGACAAAATAATGGTCAAGCAATTGTGAAATCTGCGGTGGCAATCTAATGGCTATGCCTACGCTTGGCGTTGCAGTTGACTTTGCCAACGGCCCTGCCTTCGGCAACCCACTTATTCTTGGTGATGCTTCAACGCCGCTTGGCGTGGGCATCCTGGCAGATACCGCATCAGATGTTGTTGATGTTTCTGACATCACCCTTCGCGCTTCAATTCGCAGAGGTAGAAACAGAATCCTGAACAAGTTTGAAGCAGGAAGTGCAACAGTTACTCTTGAAGATACAAACGGCGATTGGGTACCAACAAACACCTCATCGCCCTACTATGGCAAACTCGTTCCACTTCGCAAAATCCGCATTTGGGCAGATTACAATTCAGTACGCTATTACCTTTATTCAGGCTACATCACGAGCTATGATACAAACTTTCAAGTCGGTGTTGAATCAGTCTCAAGTGTGACCTTGCAATGCGTGGATGCATTCCGTCTTTTCTCCAATGTTTCCATTTCAACAGTCGCAGGAACTTCGGCAGGTCAGACAACAGGTGAGCGCATGAATAACCTGCTTGATGTTCCTGCTTTTCCAACTTCGATGCGCGTGATTGATACAGGTGACAGCACCGTTCAGGCAGACCCAGGAACTGACCGCGATCTGCTCAATGCCTTGCAGACAATTGAAAACAGCGAATTCGGCGGTTTTTATATTGACCCTGAAGGCAACGCCACATTCCTTTCACGCGACACCCTGGCTCAAAAGGCAGATCAGACGGCAACAGATTTTGCAGATGACGGCACAGGCATTTCATATCAAACCATTGATTTTGCCTATGACGACACCCTTATCTTTAACGATGTGACCGTCAATCGTGTGGGTGGTATCGCTCAAACTGTGCAGGATACAAGCAGCATTGAGACCTATTTCATCCACTCAGGAAAGCGTGAAGGATTACTCATTGAAACCGATGCTGAGTCTTTAGACCAAGCAACGATGATCCTTCAATCACGCAAAGATGCCATTTTTCGCATTGACTCCATTGGGCTGAATTTGGCAGATGATGCAGAGACGGCTCGAATCCAGGCAGGGTTGGAACTAGACATCTTTGACTTGGTTGACATTACTAAGTCAACTCCAGGGGCAGGAAGTGTCACCCTTGAACTATTCATACAGGGTGTTCAGCATGACATTACAACCAACACCTGGGGAACAAAATTTTTCACGGCTGAGCCTATAATTCAGGCATTCATTTTAGATTCAACAACACAAGGCATATTGGATGGCGCAAACTCTGTGCTTTCCTACTGATTAAGGAGCAACAATGGCAAAACAGACATTCACAACAGGTCAAGTTTTGACCGCAGCACAAATGACATCGCTGCAACAGACTGCGATGTTGGGTGGAGCTGCGAGCGCAAAAGTTGCTTCTTATGTGCTTGTTGCAGCCGATGCAGGTGATGCAATCACGATGAACAATGCAGGTGCAACAACAATCACCGTGAACTCAGCTTTGTTTGCAGAAGGCGACATCGTAACAATCATCAATCTTGGCGCAGGTGCTTGCACCATCACAGCAGGAACGGCAACAGTTACAACTTCAGGATCACTTGTTCTTGCTCAAAATCAAGGTGGCGTTCTTCGCTTTACAAGCGCAAGCGCAGCGATATTCTTTCAGTTTGCCACACCTGCTTCGGGTGACATTGAAGGCGTTACAGCAGGAACAGGATTGCAAGGTGGGGGCAGCTCTGGCACCGTGACACTTTCAATTGCAACTTCACAATCAGATTTGATTGTCAAAGGATTTGAAGAAGATGTCAATGTTGTGGCATCGGCAGCGACAGGCACAATCAACTTCGATGTTTCCACAGCATCGGTGTGGTACTACACATCAAATGCCAGCGCCAACCACACGCTCAACTTCCGCTATTCAAGCGGAGCAACTCTCAGCTCAGTTCTAGCAGTTGGCGATGCAATCACGCTTGTATGGCTCAATACAAATGGATCAACCGCGTATTATCCAAATGTGATTCAGATTGATGGAAGCGCGGTGACTCCAAAGGTGCCAGCAGCGATCACGGGGGGAAATGCTTCTGCAATTGATGCTTATTCTTTTACAATCATCAAAACAGCAGCAACACCAACATACACAGTTCTTGAGACACAGACGAAATTTGCATAAGGGGGATCAATGACACCGATCACAGGCACATTTGCCAACTCCTCAGCAAGAGGATATGGCGGATTGAGAACTTTTTTATTACCTGCACCAAGTAGTGTAAGTTATTTAATTCTTGGCGGTGGCGGTGGAGGCGCTGGAGGTTTTTCTTCTTGCGGTCTTAGTTTTTCAGGCGGCGCAGGTGGTGCAGGTGGTTATGCAAGCAGCACCATTTCAGTTTCACCAGGAACAAGCTACACAGTCACAGTTGGTGGTGGTGGTAGTGGCGGCCCAAATTCTGCTGGATCAGAAAAAGGAGCAAAAGGCGGTGATTCACAATTCACAGCTTTTGGAACAGTTATGCAAGGAGGCGGTGGTGGTGGAGGAACCCCATCATCTTCAAGCAATGGTGGCTCTGCTGGATCATATAGAAGCGGATCATCTTCTGTAAATAACAACTTTCAATCAGGATATGGAAATGCAGCAGGTGGACAAACTTGTGCATTTACAAATTCTTCTGGTGGCGGTGGTGGTGCAGGTTCTAGCGGAGGAACTGGTGGAGGATGTGGTGGTGGTGGAGGCTCTGGTAGTTCCAACAGCATTTCAGGTTCATCAGTAACTTATGCAGGAGGAGGCGGAGGTTCAGCTTCAGATGGTGGTCGTGGTGGCGGTGGCGGCGGATCAGGAATCGGTGGTTCAGGTGGAAGCAACGCCAGCAAAAATGGTGGATCGGCAACAGCCTCAAGAGGTTCAGGTGGAGGTGGAGGATCAGGTGCTTCACCTGGAGGAACTGGTGGCAATGGTTCAGGTGGAGTTGTCATTATCAGTTATGCCGATACATTTAGAGATGCAACGGTGACAGGTTCTCCATCAGTTACAACTTCAGGTGGAAACAAAATTTACACTTTCACAGGTTCAGGAACGGTGAGTTGGTAATGGCACACTTCGCACAATTAGATGAAAACAATGTAGTCATTCAAGTTATTGTCGTTTCTAATGAATCTGCTCCTGACGAAAAAACAGGACAAGATTTTATTGCATCAATTGGACTTGATGGAAAATGGATTCAAACCTCATACAATACACAAGAAGGTGTGCATCTTTTAGGTGGTACCCCTTTAAGGTTTAGATATGCTGGCATTGGTTATGTTTATGATGAAATTCATGATGCCTTTATTCCACCAAAGCCTGAAGATACCGAAATTCTTGGTTGGATTTTGAATGAAAACACGCTTCTTTGGGAATCATTTCAGAAAACACCTTGATCAGTAGTACGCTTGGCGTAATCTATTCAAGGGGGAAAAATGGAAATAATTTTTACAGATGTTGACAATCCTGAAGGTGTTTTAGAAAAACCAAAACCTGCCACCGAATACATTCCTAATTGGTACAAACAAGCTAAATCTTACACCGATCCAAGTGGCAAAAAAGCGCCAACATTAGATGGCACCCCATATGCAACAATCAAACGCTGTATGCCTGTGTGGGATTTAATGACGGCAGGATATATCATTGAAACACCGTATGATATTTACATACGACAAACTCCTGAAGGCCCATTTTTTCAATGGGGTGAAATGACTGCTGTTGCTTTTCAGTCAATGGAACAATTTCAGAATCATCCATATTCACGAGATATAAACTATGCAGTCAGGATTTTGCATCCGTGGAGCATTAAAACTCCCAAAGGTTGGTCAGTTTTAATCTGTGAACCTCAACATCATGAGCCAGGGCCGATCATTTGTGCAAATGGGATTGTTGATACTGATGAATTCTCACTTCCTTTTAATATGTTTCTTAAATTACGCGATCCAAAATTTGAAGGCATGATTCCAGCAGGAACTCCATTCATTCAAGTCATACCATTCAAAAGAGAAAATTGGACTTCAAAATTGGGTGGAACAAAAGAAAAAACAAAACACTTATCTGATATGCGAAAATTCAATACAGTATTTTTTGACCGATATAAAAAGTTTTGGTGGAGTAAAAAACAATATAAATAGGAGAGCAAAAATGCGCACATCACAAGTGACGGTGACAACCTCACCCACAAAGATCGTTGCAACCGGCAACATTTTCAGAGAAGTTCACATTCACAATGAATCAGGCAACATTTGGATCGGTGGCGATAACACCGTCAGCACATCCAACGGTGTCAAGGTTGACAATAATTCACATGATGTGATGCATCTTCCTGCGACAACAGAGTTGTGGGCAGTTACCAACACAGGAACCGCGCTTGTTTATATTTTAGAAGTGAATCAATGACGATTCAAGATTGGGCAGCGCTCACAGTTTCTCTTTTGACAATCGGTGGAGCATTCCTTGCGATCACTCGATGGCTTGTCAAGCATTACCTGAATGAATTGAAACCCAATGGCGGTTCAAGCATGAAGGATTCAGTTGCACGATTGGAGCGACAGGTTGAAGAGATTTATCGCATCCTTCTTTCTCGCTCTAACTCTTAGCAGTTGCAGTTATCAAGGTTGGGTTCGCTATCCTTGCCAAGAGTTTGAAAATTGGGAAAACCCTGAATGCAACAAACCGCAATGCGAAATCACAGGAACCTGCACCTCTGACCTACTTCCGGAGATATTTGATGAAACGCCGTGACCGATACACACCTGAAGAATTACATGCTCGACTTGTTGTGAGTATCGGAATCATGCTTGCAATCGTCTTTGCAGGATCAGTATTTGCGCTCCTTTGGGCGTTGGTATTTGTAACCCAACCGATGAAGCAAGCACCCAATGATGCAGCCTTCATTGATCTAGTTGCAACATTGACGGTTTTTCTCACAGGAACTTTGGCAGGGATAGTCTCTGCAAATGGACTCAAATCAAAACCAAAACAAGGGGAGAACAATGTCAGCTCAACTCAATAAGTTTCTTGATGTGGCACGAGGCGAAGAAGGCTTCATTGAAGGCCCTGCCGATAATCAAACTCACTATCAAAAGGCAAACCAACCCTGGTGCGGAGCCTTTGTCAATTGGGTGGCAAAACAAGCAAAAGTGACATCAATTCCCAACTGCACATTCACACCGGCAGGGGCAGAGGCGTTCCAATCAAAAGGCAAGTGGCAAGATGCCGAAACTGCCACGCCCATGCCAGGTGACATCGTGTTCTTTGATTTCCCAGGAGATAATGTCAACCGGATTTCTCATGTTGGCATCGTCTTGCAGGTTCGAGATGATGGAACTGTCGTGACAATCGAGGGCAACACGGCACCTGATAAAAAGGGTGATCAGCGCAATGGCGGTCAAGTTTGCCGTAAGGTTCGCGCCTATAAGAAGAACAATCGTGGGAAACTAAAGCCATCCTTGCCCGTGTTCATCGTTGGATTCGGCAAGCCTACCTTTAAGGAGTAATGATGTTTGACAAAGTAAAACTTGAAGCAATTGCAAAGACATATCTTCGTGCAGCAGCAGCAGCCGTTGCAGCTTTATATCTTGCAGACCCAAATCAACCTGTGAAGAATTACCTTGCAGCAGGATTGGCAGCAGTTGCCGGGCCTGTTTTGAAGGCGCTTGATTCCAAGTCAACAGAATTTGGCAGAGGAAGCAAGTAAAAAATGAACCGGGGGGAAATTTTAGATGAGGCAAAACGCCTCACGCATACTGATCGTCAAAAAAACTATGGATCACCGTATGTAAATCACAAACGCATTGCCGACCTGTGGAGCGTGTATCTTGAAACTGAGATAACACCTTCACAGGTCGCTTTGTGTTTATGTCTTGTGAAAATAGCTCGATTGATTGAGACACCTGACCACGAGGATTCGTTTGTAGATTTGGCAGCATATGCCGCGATTGCAGGGGAGATTGAATCACAATGGAAATGATCACACTTGTTCCAACTCGTGGGCGACCACAAAATGCCGTTGAACTCTTAGCCTGTCACGATGAACTCTCATCTGCCTCACGATTGCTCTTCATTGTGGACTATGACGACCCAAAGGCAGATGAATATGTCTTTGAATTAGGCGATGACTATGTGATCACCTGCAACAATGATTCACGAGGCATGGCAAAGCCACTCAATTATGTGGCACGCAAGTACCAAGACAAATACAAGTATTTCACCTTCGTTGGCGATGACCACCGCCCACGCACCGCCGATTGGGATGTGAAACTGATTGAGGCGTTGCAACAGGCACCGTCACTTGCCTACGGCAATGACCTACTTCAAGGCAAGCGCCTTCCAACGATGGTCTCAATGACATCAGACATTGTTGGCGCACTTGATGGCATGGTGCCACCGAATATGAAGCATCTTTACCTGGACAACTTTTGGAAGAAATTGGGCGAAGATTTAGGCGCTTTGACCTACCTTGAAGATGTCATTGTTGAGCATATGCACCCCGTTGCAGGAAAAGCTGAATGGGATGAAGGATATGTCGCAGTCAATGCAGAAGAAGTTTATTCTGCCGATGCTCTTGCTTACAAAAACTACATTGAATCAGAGGCATATCAGGTCTTACTGAAGAAACTTCGCAAATGAAACAGGCAATATCCTTTTCTTTGTATGGGTCAGACCTTCGATACTGTGTCGGGGCAATCAAGAACGCCATCATTGCTCAACAGATTTTGGATGAGGAATATGACCTCATCTTCTTCGTGGGGCAATCGGTGCCTTCCTGGGTAATCTCAACCCTTCGCCTGTTTCCCAATGTTCAAATTATTCAAACAGATGCACCTGAAGATCACACCGCCAAGTTGTGGCGTTTTCTTGCTTGTGAACTAGATTATGACTTTGTTGCCTTCCGTGATGCCGATGCTCGACTGTCTTTGCGTGAACTCAAGGCGCACGAGGAATTTATTGAGTCAGGGCTAGATGCTCACATCATGAAGGATCACCCTATCGGTCACAATTATCCCATCAATGCAGGTATGTTCACAGTTCGATCTGCCTTGTTCAAAGACATTCGCACCCTGATTGAATCGGCAGAGATTTCGGACTATTACACACAAGACCAAGACTTCCTGAGAAATCTGATTTACCCACGAATTCAATTCTCATGCTTTGTCCATGACGAGTTCTATGAAACGGGTGTTGAGGGCAAATCTATCCGCAAGCCGTATCTGCTTGAACCTGTCAACCAGGTAAGTCACATTGGCGCAGCTTTAGACGAGAATGATAGGTTTATCTTCACCGTTGATCAACAGAAATCTGTGACTTTATCGGGTGATGATAAATACTTGTACGAGT